TCATTCGCTAAGAAGAGTGAGTGGAACCCTGATTGGCGTGACGATCACTATGAACCATTGCTTCCAGCCGACAGTAAACTAATCAAATACCTAGCCAAGCACAAACACATGTCGCCTTTTGGTCATGCGTTTGCCAGCTTCCACGTCAAGGCACCTGTGTTTGTAGCTAGGCAGTTAGTCAAACATAAGTTTCTACGCTGGAATGAAATCAGCCGTAGGTATGTAGACCATGAGCCTGAGTTCTATCAGCCAACAGAATGGCGTGGACGTAGTGTGGATGCCAAACAAGGTAGCACTGGTGTAGTTGAGGTAGCTAATAAGCCCATTATAGGTCAAGCAGTGTGGCGATCTTTAGAATGTTACAGAGAACTATTGAGGCAGGGTATATGCCCAGAGCAAGCACGTATGGTGCTACCACAGAGCATGGTCACTGAGTGGTACTGGTCAGGTAGCTTAGATGCGTTTGCAGACATGTGTAACCTACGTTGTAAGCCTGACACACAGTACGAGACACAGGTTGTAGCTGGGCATATTGACACAGAGATGCTCAAGCTATTCCCTGTATCATGGAAGGCGTTGAGAGGAGATGCAGAATGAAGGATATAAAAGTAACAGAGATAGAAGAACACGAGGATGGTAGCGCCACACTACAAGTAGAGTGTGACCCTGCTACATTCGCAGCCATATTTGACGTAGGCTTCTTAACCTTAGTAAAGAAAGGTCTGGAAAACGAAAAGTGGCAGACGTGTTTAACTTGTGGCGGTCCATCAAAGAATGATACATGTGGCTTTTGTCTAAAGGAAACAGGTAAATGATTAGATCAATGACACAAGAAGAACGAGAACGTGCTACTGAAAGGAGACTTACTAATATGACTACATCAAAATCAATATGCGAGATACGTTTACATAATGCTATGATACGTAACAACCTGACACTGGAAGAGTGTATAAATGCCATAGATACATACGCTATGGATAAAAAGTTTCACGACGATCTTGACAATGCATACAATGTCTACGAAGATACATGGGATGATTGGCACGATGGAGATATAAAGTAGGAGACAATATGATACTGACCCTTGACGTAGAAAACACAGTAACTAAACGCAACGGCAAGATGCACCTTGATCCGTTTGAACCAGACAACACACTTGTAATGGTGGGCATGTTAGATGACAACGATAACGAAACTATTGTAACATTTGATCACGCAGAGCATCAACCCACCACAGATGGGCGGCGTATTGTTCAGGATGCACTGGACTCTACCCGCCTGTTGGTTGCACATAATGCCCCTCACGATCTTGTATGGTTGTGGGAGTCAGGCTTTACGTATGACGGTGACATCTTTGATACCATGCTAGGTGAGTACGTATTGCAGCGTGGGCAGAAGGAAGCACTGTCGCTTGAGGCATGTGCGGAACGCTATGAGCTTGACACTAAGAAGCAGGACACACTCAAAGAATACTTCAAGCAAGGTTTGTCTACTCGTGACATACCACACGACGAGTTGTCAGAGTACCTGTCACATGACTTACATGCTACGCAGCAATTGTTCAACCGTTTGCAGACGAAGTACGAGGAGTGCAGTTCACTGGAACCAACGATCACTCTGACTAACCAGCTTGCAATACACCTTGCACGTATTTATCAGCGTGGCTTTCAGGTAGATATGGACGCACTGATGAAGGTGCGTGATGAGTTTGAGCAAGAACGTAATGTCCTTTCAATTGCACTAGAAGAACAAGTTGCAGATCTTATGGGTGACAGACCCATCAACCTCAACAGCCCAGAGCAAAAGTCATGGGTAATATACAGCCGTAGGCCACATGACAAGAAGGTGTGGGCAGACTTGTTTGATGAACGTATGTCTGACACAGAGTACCGCAGTACAGTACGATTACACAGTAACAGGTTGTACAAGCAGAAGGCGCACCAGTGCAGAGACTGCTATGGTACAGGACAGGTAAGGAAGGTAAAGAAAGATGGCACTCCATTCGCTAGGACTAATAGATGCAATGCTTGTAATGCTGCTGGCTTTGTATATACTGATACCACTACTCTGGCAGGACTAAAGTTCTCACCACCTACAGCCAAGTGGGTAAGCTCCAATGGCTTTGGTACAGACAAAGGTAACTTGCTATACCTTGAGGGCATTGCACGTTCCAAGGGTATGAAAGAGGCAGAGCTATTCTTACAGAACTTACGTAGACTATCTGCAGTAGAAACATATCTCAGCAGCTTTGTAGAGGGTATAGCAACGCACGTAAAGAATGACGGTAGGCTGCATGTACGATTACTGCAACACCGCACTGGCACAGGACGTTTATCAGGTGCAGACCCTAACATGCAGAACATGCCACGTGGTGGTACGTTTCCTGTCAAGCGTGTGTTTACATCACGTTGGGAAGGTGGTCAGATTATGGAAGCTGACATGGCACAGTTAGAGTTCAGAGTTGCTGCGTTCCTTGCACAAGATACTACTGCCATTGAGGAAGTGTCTACAGGTTTTGATGTACATGCTTACACTGCACAGGTTATCAGTGATGCAGGTCAACCTATGTCACGGCAAGAAGCTAAGGCACATACGTTTGCACCTTTGTATGGTGCCAGTGGTTTCGGTAGGTCACAAGCAGAAGCGACATACTACCAACAGTTTACGACAAAGTATTCTGGTATTGCCAAGTGGCATGAGGCACTAGCCAAAGAAGCATTGAACACAGGCAAGATCACTACGCCATCTGGACGTGAGTTTGCTTTCCCTGACGTTGTACGTAGGAGATTTGGAGGTGTGACATTTTTCACACAGATAAAAAATTATCCAGTACAATCGTTTGCAACCGCTGACATTGTACCCATATCTTTGATATACATAGATAGGTTACTAACAGCAAACAGGCTACACAGTTGTGTAGTAAACAGTGTACATGACTCAGTTGTGATTGATGTGCACCCAGATGAGAAGGACAAAGTACTAAAGGTTATTAGCACAGCTAATGACAAACTAATCGCAATCGTCAACCGTAAGTGGAACATAGATTTCAATGTACCTCTATTATTAGAGGCAAAGATTGGTCCGAATTGGCTTGACGTAAAAGATGTAATATGATATAACCACCATTCGTCTAAAATAAAAGGAGACTTAATATGAATCAAGTATCAACAATCGACACAAACAATTTCTCAGCAATGGCCCAAGCAATGGGCATGAACGCAGATGCACCAAAGCAGTCTGCTAAAGCAAGTACACTTGCACGTTTACGTATTCATCACTCACCTATCATGGGTCAGCAAGAGATCAATGGTAAGATGAAGAACGTAGAGGTTGTAAGTGGTGGCACCTACAAGCTAGAGATCCCAGATGGGCCTACATACTACGCTGATAGTGTGTCTATTCGTCCTTACCTGCAACGCTTCATGCACAAGAAGTTTGTCATGGGTAATGAGTCAAGACCAAACCGCTATGTCAAAACTGTTATGGCTAATGACCTTAACGCTGACATGAAAGACAACGATGGTGGCTTCAACTGTGGTAAACCTGCTGGCTTTATCCAAGATTGGGCTGCACTACCAGACAATATGAAAGACTTGATTAGATCAATCAAGCGTGTTCGTGCGTTGTTTGGTGTCGTTGAGATGGTCAATCCTACAGACGATCAAGGTAACTCTGTTGATGTAGAGTCTACCCCATTCATCTGGGAGATTGATAACCGTGACGCATTTAAAACAGTCGGTAAAGTATTTGCTGATCTGACAAAGATGCGCCGCTTGCCACCACAGCACTACGTGTCAATGACCACAACAGAAGTACCGTTACCAAATGGTAGCAGCTTCTATGTGCCTAACACTTCACTGGACTTGAACAATACGTTGGACATGGACAATGAAGCACAGGAAAACTTTGCTAGTTTCATGGCATGGATTCAGAATTACAATACGTACATTCTAAATTCATGGGATGAGAACATGCATAAGAATGAAGAAGTTGACACAGACACTGTGGAAGAGTTCGTAGACATTGACGCAGAGGATTTTGTCTAATGAACCATCCTGCTGAACTGGCGATCAATCAGTATCTTGAAGATGCTACATCTGGTAAATCAACAATGTCGGAAGAAACAATTAAACAGATTGGTACAGATGTAATGGATGCTGTTAGACGCCAGTTTGGTGGGGGCAATAAGCGTGACAAGTTTCGGCTGCGTATGTCTAATGTAGGCAGACCGACTTGTCAGCTTTGGTTTGAGAAGAATAAACCAGAGAGAGCATTGCCCAAACCAACAACATTCGTAATGAACATGCTGATGGGTGACATCGTAGAGGCAGCGTTCAAGGGTATCATAACAGAAGCAGGAGTTAAGTACGAAGACGATGACAACTTTGTTGAATTACAGTTGGGTGAGACTACAATAAAAGGATCATATGATCTTGTGCTGGATGGGGCAGTCGATGACGTTAAATCTGCATCTGACTGGTCATACAGAAACAAGTTTGAATCGTTCCAAACACTGAAAGACAGTGATCCATTTGGTTACGTAGGTCAACTGGCTGGCTACGCTAAGGCTGCAGGTAAGAAAGCAGGTGGCTGGTGGGTAGTCAACAAAGCCAATGGTGGAATTAAATATGTTCCAGCAGAGGGTATTGACATTGACGCAGAAATTACTACATTAGAAGATACTGTTGACACAGTAAATGCTAACGAGTTCAAGCGTTGTTTTGATCCTGTACCTGAGACATTCAGGGGTAAGGCATCAGGCAACAAAGTACTAAACAGTAACTGCAAGTTCTGTGACTACAGGTTTGAGTGTTACCCTACGCTACAAGAGTTACCATCTAAGGTATCTCAAGCTAAGGTAAAACCCATTGTACCATACATAGAAGTAAAGGAGTATTAAATGTTAGGTGATGACGAAATAAAAGAAATGCAAGAGCAGATCAATGCTATGGAACAGGATCTTGTTGAGCGTAAGAAAGCCTTACATGAGGCTAAGTATGCAGGGTTACGTTCCGCTATGGAAGCACGTAAGGCAGCAGAAGCAGCAGTACGAGAAGAACTACGCACACTAGGTGTAGCTACTGTAAGTAGTTTGCCTAGTCCTTGGAATGGGTTGTGGCGTATCTAATGAATGGCAAGCAGTTTGCCGCTGCTCTGAAACATGGGTATAGGAGTGGGCTAGAGATCAAAGTAAAGGACTACTTGGTAGAACGTAATGTTCGTGTCAAGTACGAAGCCATCAAGATTGAATGGGAAGATCTTATGTACCGCACCTATACCCCAGACTTTGTGTTACCTAATGGGATCATAATAGAAACTAAGGGTAGGTTTACATCAGATGATAGACGTAAACATGCAGCTATTAAGAAACAGCATCCAAAGCTAGACATTAGGTTTGTGTTTGAAAGTAGTAGACGTAAGCTGAGTAAGGGTGCTAAGACAACCTATGGTCAGTGGTGTGAAAGAAATAAGATCTTGTTTTATGACAGGATCATCCCAGAAGATTGGTTAAATGAAAAGGGTAAGGACATGCATCCTGATCTAATACATTTCCCATACAAAAAAGTGAAGAGGAAATAATATGACAGAAGAAAAAGTATTCATGGACTTTGATGCAAACGATTTTATTATACGTATCACACCTTTCCTAGACCCAAAGGGAAACTGGACAGGGGAGTTGATGGTAGGCACTGTGACTACAGGAGAGAACACTACTACAGATGATGACTACGTAAACCTAATGCGCTTGTGTCATATGGTTTGTGCATCTATCCCAGCTATGGAAGATGACAATGATGTAAGAGACATACTTGCCAAGTATGCCAATGATGTGTTAGAAGAAGAAGAGGCCGCACCAAAAGCTACAGTGGAGAGTGTAGAAGACAATGTGGTTAAAGTGAAGTTTAATTAGGGGAGATATGTATGGCAGATAAAGATATGGTAAACTCACCAGAGCACTACAACTTTGCAGGAGTAGAATGTATTGATGCTATTCGTGCAGCAACTGGTGAGGAAGGTTTTCAGTATTACCTGCAGGGTAACATTATGAAATACCTATGGCGATACAGATACAAGAATGGTATTGAAGACTTACAGAAAGCACAGTGGTATCTGAATCAATTAATTGAGGAAGAGAACGGTGATAGTTAAAGTCTTTCTTACACTAGAAATAGACGAAGACGAGTATCCTATTCCTGTGGATGGCTTTGTTGATGAAGAAGTAAAGGATGCACTACAGGAATTTATCTACGATGTAGATGGTATGAAGATTAAAGCAATGAAACTAATTACGGAGTGATGTATATGGACAATTATTTACCAACAGACTATCAATCCTTCATTCACAAGTCACGTTATGCACGATGGCTTGACGAAGAAGGTAGACGAGAAGCATGGGATGAAACAGTAGATCGTTATATGAATAACGTAGTAGAACCTGTAGTTGACAGTGG